AAGCCTTTTCTACTTTCCCTCAGAAAATGGCATTGTAGATCCGAAAACATCCATTATCTTCTCTATACCATTTTCTGTATCATCAATCAAATCACACAACCCATCAACATCTAAAGAAAATTTCTTTTTTGCTTTTCTATGTCCTTCTTTAAATGCTATGTGAATTAAACACATTAAATCATCTAATGTTAAGCCCTTCATCATATCTCCATCTGTAAAGGCAGATAAAGGTATTTTAGCATGACTAGAAAACTTTCTCAAAGCTCCTATTCCAAAGTGAACAGGATATTCTTTTTCATTTAATGTAACTGTTTGCATGATTTATATTTAGTTAATATTAATTTGTTCCTTCAGTAATAGCACCTGTTAGTTCTATAGTTATAGAGCAAGTAGCATTATCTTCTACAGGAGCTGATACTTCTAGAGCAGTCATATATCCTGCTGCTGTATAGTATTTATCTCCTGTTTCTGCTGTTGCTATCTTAACATATATTTTAGTTCTGCCATTAAAATATCCAAACAAATCATCAAAACCATATACTGCTGCTGCTGAAGAATCTTTTTCTGCATAAAAGAAATTTCCTGATACAGATCCTGAACGAGTAGATTCCAGCAACTCTCTATAACCTGATGATGCTTTGTTAGTTATTTCTCTTGTGTCCATTGCTAGAGAAAGAGATGCATCTTGAGAGAAAGCTATTGCTGTATAAGTTCCTCCTGATGATGTCGATATATATAACCCTATATCTGTCCCATTAAAAATATTACTTGTCGCCATTGTTTACTTTTTTTTCTTTTTTTGTTTTTAAATATTTGTTATCCCATTCTAATACTGCAAACCCTTCATCAATTAATTTTTCTGCAGACTGATTACAAACATCAGCAGAATCTCCTACATTCATAGGTTTAAACATCTTAGAATATTTTTTTATGAAATATATCTTCATAGTTTTATCTTTTTACTCTCACTCTGTACAATTGCTCTATTACAAATATAGCAGATTGTCCTTGATGAGTTTTTTGAATTATGTTATCGTCTGAATCTATAAAAAAGATACTATCTACTTTTATAGTGTTATATGTCCCTGATACATGATCTAATGCTGTTCTTACAAATTTAGCTAAAGATGTAGCTGAAGAGTAATCATCATGTAAAGTAGTTACTAAAACTTGATATACATCTACAGGAGATACTTGTCCTTTTACATCTGTAGTATCAGTATTAGTTACTTCATATACTATAGAAGGAGTTACCACTTCAGGATCTTGTGCTTTGTTTGGATCAGGAAAGAATACAGGCTTTATATTAGTAGTTACACCACTAACATTACCATTATTAGATAATATATTATATATAACTTTACCTACTAGCATAAGTACTCTGAACTGTATTAAATTTATCTTTTAACATTTTCTCCATTGTACTTAATGCAGTACTTCCTCCTGAAGCTACAGCTCTTCTTATTGGCTGTCCTCCTAATTGCCATGATTGATTTAGCTTAGTTCCTTGCTCTAAGAATCTAACATACCATCCATCAAATTTAGGATTTTTATTATTCCTCTTAGTTACAGGTCCTACAGTAACATCATTATATCTCCTGTTTAATCTAGATTGAAAAACTTTAACCGATTTCTTAGCAGTTCCTATAGGCTGATAAGTACTTAATACTCCATATCCTTTAGGAGCTTTATACTTACCTGATACTTTAGGAGTACTATATCTCCCTGTTACTCCTAATGGAGATTTTCTTTTAGGTATTCTCTTCTTAATCTCCTTCTGTATAATCTTACCTCCAGCTTTAGCTAAATTAGTTCTAAACCTCTTATATTTAGGTTTTTCCATTACTGCTGAAATCTCTCTAAGCATCTTATCAATGTTTAATACTTGATTTTTATCTACTTTAAGAGTAAACTGATCTTTACCAAAGTTAGCACTCATTACACTCTACCTTTTGAATATATCTCTATAAATTCTCTATTTCTAAATCCTACAGGCTTTACTTCAGTAATAAAGAAATAAAAGAATGTAGTGTTAGTAGGATCTTTAATTTTCAATCTATATAGATAGGGATTAGCTAATAAATCTTTATAATCAATATAATTACCTGTTACTTTTATCTTAGTTATATTTTGCTCAACTTGATTTCCTATATCAGAAGATCCTGATAAATATTCTATCTTGCTCCATAATGTACTATGTGCAGTCCATGAATTAGTAGATTCTCCATAATCATTAGCACTACTCTTAACTGCAAACTCTAAGTAGACTAAATCAGAAAAATCACCTATATTAATTTCATTAGACATTATATAGTAGCTAATTTATATGGATTTAATAAATACTCTGCTAGAGTAGGTAAAGTATGAACTCTGTTTACTCTGTTAGTGTAAAGCTCTCCAATAATTAAGAACATTGCTTGTTTTATTGCATATGGAATACTAGCATCCCATCCTGCATTAAATGTAATTTTAACTGCATCCATTCTAGGATAAGTATCAGGATAGTTATAATTATCTGCTGGTAATATATAAGCAGGAAAAATAGATTGTTCTAACATATCATCATAATTATCAGATACAAGATAATTAGATGAGCTTAATGTTTGTAAATTATTAGAACTATCATGATATTTTACATGAACAACATTATTAACCATACCTCTATTAATATCTATTCTATTTAGAAAATATGGAAGCTGCAATACAAATTGAGTTTTTATTAAAATAAGCCCTGTATAATTTTGCACCATTTCAGTAGCTACATTTATTAAGTTTGTTAAATAAGTAGTTTCTCCTGAATCTACAGCAGTAATTCTAAGATGCTCTCTTACCTCTGCTACTGTTAAAGCAACAGCATCAGCATTTCCATCTTGAAAATATCTCCCTAATTGATATGGAGTACCTGCATTATAAGGAACTCCTGAAGCATATGATACATAATTATATCCCATTGAACAAAATATAAAAGAGAAGGAGTTTCCTCCCCCTCTTTATTAATAATCAGTTATTATGATGTAACTTTGTTAGCTATTACAGTAGGAGTAGTGGCAACACCGTCAAACAATGAGTTTGCAACAATTCTTCCTAACCCTGCACCAGCTAAACTGTATGGATCGAAAATTAAATCTAAAGATCCAAAAACTCCAACATGGAATCGGCTGAAATCTGCAAACAAAATTTGATCTGCATCAGATCCTCCAAAACCTACGTTAGAAGATACATAATAGTTATATCCATTACAAGTTTTAGCAATAGGATCAACTAAAGGAGATACTGAAGATACAGCAGCTAGTCCTTTAGCAGTAGCTAATGCCTTAGCATTAAATAAGAATCCTAATCTAGCAATAGCTGGATTAACACCTGCTCCAATTAAATTACCTTCCATAGTGTAAGCAATAGCAGCAGTTAATGCATCTCCTGTAATATCAGTAGCATCATTAAAAATAGAATCAGGACCTCCTGTAGTAGTAGCTCCAGCTTGTAGTAATGCTTTTTCTAATGTAGCTATTTGAGATGCTGCCATGTTTTTTCTAAATGCTGCCTCAGCTCCTGTATTCTGAGTAAGTAACTCAGATGTCATATTTACAACAGAAATTAATTTCTTTGGCTCTAAAGATACTGAAGTTAAATCTCCGATAGCTTCTACTTCAGTAACATTAGAAGTAGATTCTGCAACCCATGATGAAGCTACATTTTGAACTATTGGCATCTTTCGATCACCTGTCATCCCTGTATAAATATTTGCTCCTGCTTCACGAAGTACAGAATTTGCAAATAACTGATCTGTATAAGATCCTAATTCTACAGGAGGAACTGCTATTGCATTAGCATCAGCTCTCTGCTGCAATACTCCCATAGGAATACCAACTCCACGAATTAATCTATTTGGCTCTTGTAAACGAGATTCAGCATCCATCTCCTTAACTAACCCTTCCATACGACCTGTATAAGCAGCTTTAACTGCATCAGTAAATCGATATTGAGTTTGTTCTTTTGGAGCTTTAGGAGTTAAATCTACTCCTGATGTAGCTGCCAAAGATGATTGAATGCTTTCTAGCTTTTCAGCTCTTTCAATGTTTTTATTTAACTCATCAACTTTCTCAGTCATTGAATCAAAATCTACATTCTCATCAGCAGATAATTCACGATTTTCCGTTTCTGCCAATTTTACTAGAGTATCTAGTTTTTCCATTACTGAAGATCTCTCTTCTTTTAGTTTTAAACTTTTCATTTGTTTTTCTTTTTTAATAATCTAATTTTCAACTTTTGATAATAACTCTTAGGAGTTACCTCTTTTACTTCCTCTTTTTTATCTGTTAAGGATTCAGCTTGTTCTAAGGATCTAGCACTAACTGATGCTGATGCATATGCTGGAGTAGTTACAGGAGAAACATCATAAAGAGTATCAATAGAACTAATAGTTCTAATAACCTCTCCATCTCTTTTCTCCCATGTATCTCCTCCTTTAGCAATTGTAAAAGCAAATGAAGAAGAGTTAATATCTCCCCTCTGTATGCTTTCATATAAATCCCTTGCATATGACTGATTCCCTAATTGCAATCTATATTTAAGACCTCTCTCATCTACTTCTAATTGTAGAGTTTGAGGAGATCGTCCTAATACATAATCATTACTATGATTAATCAATGCAACTGTATTAGACATATCTGTATTTTCAAAAGCACTCCTATCTATATATTCATAGAAGCCTCCAAGATTTTTAGATCTGCTATCAAATACTGATGCATAGCCTTCAATAAACATATCACCATTATCATCCTGACGAACTTCAAATGATGATATATCTATGTTTCTTGTTTCTAAATTATTATTCTTCATCTATATCTTCTTTAGTAGCATCAGACATATTTAGAGGAGTAAGAAACTCATCCAAGCCTTCAACTTTATTCATGTTCTCTAATGTTCTTATCTCATTAGCAGATAACCAACCCCATTGCCGAGCTATACTGTAAGCATTATATCTACTCTCTATATCTCCTCTGAGTATACCTGAAGCATTAAACTCAAAGAATAGATTCTCCTTCTCATCATCTCTGAGTAGTTTTTTGTTTAGCTCCTGTTCTATGTTTACTAAATAAGGAAGCAAACAATTTCTATAGAACATAATACTCTGCTCTTCAACATTAGCTCTACTAGATGAATCTTTCATAATACCAATCTGAGAAGGAGGAACTGCAAATATAGATGCAATCTCTTCTCTAGTAAACTCCATCTGTCTGATTAAATCAGAATCTGCAGGAGTAAGATTCATTCTGTGGTATTCTATTCCATTAGGAAGTACTGCTGTGGTATGAGCATTCCCTATTCCTGAATACTTTTGATTCCAGCTATATCTTAACTGCTCAATAGTTTCAGGCTTTAATGGAGAAGGAGATTTTAAATATCCTGATATATTACCTCCATTAGAGAAATAGTTAGAAGCATATTCTCTAGATTTCACTCCTAGTCCTAAAGTAGATGCATACATCTGCAAAGGAGAATAACCATAACATCCATCAAATGATAAGCCTGATATATGTAGGACATCAAAACTATTTAATGGCTGATCTACTCCCTGAACTTCATAGAAAATACTCTCTTCATATTTAATAACTCTAACATTAGAAGATTCTAATGGCATCAGCTCAACAGGAATACCTTGATTATTTCTAATTATAACAGAATAAGCATTACCCTCTAGCAACAAATTAATCATCTGTTGTACTCTCCAAGTATAAGATGTATTAATAGAGTTAGGAGTACTATGAAGTAATTTATATAATATATGAGATCTCTCTAGAATCTTATCTCCATCTTCTTCTCTTCTGTATAATGATAATGGAAGAGATGCAACTGCTGTAGAGATTGCTCTAACACATCCTGTTACAGCAGCAATGCTCATAGCTTGTTCCTTAGAAGAAACTACTCCTGAATTATTATTAGAGAAAAAGGTAGTATTATTGAAAAATCTTTCTTCTTTTTTAGGAGAGAATACTCCTTTGATTCTATCTAGTAATCCCACACTTAACTAGGTATAATTATACAATTATGCAATATATGTATATATTTTAAAAAAAGATTGAAATAATTTTGGTAGTTATCAAAGAATGTTTATCTTAGCACTATAATTAAAAACAAAACCCTAGAAACTATGAAAAATTTAAACTACTCTGAATTTGTAAACAAAGCTAAAACTTTAGGTTATAACACATTAAACACTAGCAAAGACGAAATGCAATTTGCTTATCTAGTTTGTTATAATGCTTTAAACATGACAATACAAAATTCATTATTAGAAACTAAAAAAATGGGAGCTTAATGCTCCCTTAACCCTAGAAATTATGACAATCAAAATCGCAAAATTTTCAAAAGCTTTTAGCCAAACTAAAATTTTTACTTTAGTTTATCAAAATGAGAATGCAAAAGTTTACTCTATAAAACTTCCTTTTGCATACTTTATATGTTTAACCCTAAACAACAAATAAATTATTATGAATGCAGATGAAAAACTAAAAGCAATGATTATCCTTTACAAAGGATTAAGTAAAGATAATCAAGATTTACTGAGGAGCTTTGTTAGTACATATCAAAAGCAATTAGATAAGTTAGAAGAAGAGAAGAATGTTCTTAGAGATCAACTTATTAAAATAAGAAACTCCTCATATTAGAGGAGTTTTTTTTTACTCAAATATTAAACCAATATATAAGATTCCTATAAAGAATCTAATTTCATTGTCATCCATTGTTATACCAAAGCATAACCCTTTAATCATTGCGAACTCTACTGTCATCATATAAATACTATTTCTGTTTCTAAATCATCTGATTTCCTGTCATCAAGATATTCAACCATTGCATTGCACAAAGCTACTATCCCATCTATTTTCTCTGATGATTTCCTTCTGCTCCATCTCTTATTGTCATTCTCATCAAATAATATTACTGCATTATCTACATTCCATGTTAAAATAGGATTGCCTCCATGCTGTAAAGTTTTAGCCTTAATCTGATTCTCCATCTCTACAATAGCTGGAGTCCATGTATAACTTCCCTGAGCTACTTCTGAACAATCTATTCCATGTTCATTAAACAAAGATAAGATTAATTCTGTGGCATACTTTCTATCGTACCCTATTCTAATAATATTATACATATCATTAATCTCTAGGATTCTTTTCTTTATTAATCCATAATCTATAATATTCCCTTCTGTAGCTTCTATAAATTTATTTCTTTCCCAAACATCATAATTAACTCCTTTCTTCATAGATCTACCCTTAATACTTTCTTCAGGAATCCAAAAGAATGGAATGATATAATTTTTGCCATCTACATTAGGAAAGTATAAAACTAATGAAGATAAATCATGAGATTTAGATAAATCTAATCCAGCATAGCAATCAGCTCCCAATAACATATCCTTATCAAATGTATCTCCACACATAGCCCATTCCCCTGCTTTGAGCCATCTCTCAGATGATGATACCCATATATTTAAATGATATTTTAAAAATGAATTTAATGTAGATCCTATGTTCTTAGCTTTTCTAGATTGCTCCTCTAGATATGTTTCCTGTACTGATATTCCATAATTAGGATTAGCCTTCTTCCAAGTATCAGAATCAAATGGATCATCATCTTTAGATGCAGAGTATATCTTTCCATAGAATGATATATCTTCTATTACTCCATTGTTTACTTTATTAGTATAATCGTGAACTTCATAACATATAGATGTTGTATCATATCCAGCAGTAGAGATACTGAAGAATATAGGATTCTTATGTGTACCTTGTGAAGTTCGTAAAACATCATATAGCTCTCTGTTAGGTTGAGCTAGTAATTCATCCATAAATACAGCAGTACATGATAACCCTAAACTTCTAGGAGCATCAGCAGAAACTACCTGATAGTTAGTATTAGTTTTTAAATTTATAATAGAGTTTCGCATTACCTTTGTCTGTTGCATAAGAACAGGAGAGTTTAGGCATATCTGTTTGGCTGCATTAAATATAATAGATGCCTGAGATCTATCTGCTGCTGCAGATATAACTTGCCCTCCAATTGTATCAGGATCGAAAAGATGCCATAATGCTAAACATGACATTAGAGCTGATTTTCCATTCTTTCTAGGAATCTCTAGATATATCTCTTTCTTTATTCTGTTTCCTTCATCATCTACATTAGAATAGATTGGATGTATAATATCCTCCTTCTGCCATTGTTCTAGAATAAATGGATCTCCAGCTTTAGGTCCTGCAACATGAGTACAGATCCTCTCTATAAAATTTATTACTCTATTTCCTTTCTTCTTATCAATCATTTAATAATTCATCTAATGTAATTACTTTATCTTCTACTGCATTTAATTTAGCTCTAGCTGAAGGAGTTAATCCAAATTCAGATAACATCTTTTTTACTCTTAACCATGATTCACTCATTATCCTAGCTTTAGGATGCATCTTCCACAAAATCTCTCCAGCTTGATTAGTTACTGAATATACATCTCCATGTTTATCTATGTAATCTTTAGCCTTCCTGTAATCATCATATGCTTCTGCCAAAAGAACTAAAGCTGTATCATCTACATCATTAATTAGATTCATCTTGTGTAATTTTGATGCAGTAGCTAGATAGTATGTTTTAGCTTGATCACTTATATAGTCAGGAAGTATAGGCATAGATGAAGGAAGCTCTAA